CTGACGGTCTACCACCTGTTAAGTCTTGGTACAGCATGGGTGGACGAAATGATGATTGGCATTCTTTATCAGCAGATGGCTATATAGTGGAAGGCAAACAAATAAACGCTAGAACGCAAGCTCTTAAGTTTATTAAAGGTGTTATGGCTCACACTAATGTTACTCTGTCTAAGGGAAATATTAAGCCACTTATTGGTGCTTTCTGTCATTTCAAAAATGAACAGGGTGGCATTAATCCTGAAACAGGTGTACGAACAACTAGGGTTAAGCCTTACGCTGTTTCTGAAGCTGTAGGAGCATCTGGATCCACGTTGGATGAGTCAACTTTGAATGAAGCATTTGATCTCATTAAAACTGTTATGGCTACAGAAGAAACTTTGACAATCAGAAACTTTGCTCAAAAGGCAATAGAGTTTGACGGTGAGTTTCCCTCTGACATTATAAAGCTAGCATCTCAGTCCGATACGATTGAGAAAGCTGTCAGGGCGGGTCACTTAGTTAAGGTTGATGAAAGGACAGTAGCACTACCATAAATTAAGCGGGGCATCAGGTTTTTAATTAATCCTTTCCTGATATGTGATCTGTGGGTGAATGGAAACTCCTATGGACTTACTAATAACAGACAAGAGAGTGAAAGTCTCTCGCCCCACTCATTGGAGATTAAATGGAAGCAATACGATTATTTGATAAAGAAGATGAATGGGATCGTGATTTACTCACATCCTATAGAAACCAGGAGAAGCGTACAGGAACTCATGTTTCAGATTTAACGTGGTGTTTAAGACAATCAGCTTTATCCAGACTGCATGATCCAGAATGGGAACCAGTAACCTTATATAGATTTACTATGGGAAGAGCAATGGAACATTCTTTCTTTTCCCAAATTATGCCAGAGTCCACACAAGAACTAGAAGTGGAACAGGATGGAATAGTTGGACATATAGACTTTGCAGATGACCCTACTGATTACGAATGTAAATTAACGTGGGGAAAAGAACCAGAAGATGATAATGTGCAAGGTTGGTTTGAAGATTCAAAATCCTATTGGCTTGAACAGGCAGGTGCTTATACCTATATGCGGAATAGAACAGAGATTAACTTTGTTGTCTGTTTCGTAAATTATGTTCCAAGGATCCGATCATATCGAATTCAATGGACTCATGGTGAGTTAGCTGATTTGTGGAGAAGATTTCAGGACTCCAAAGAATATTTAGATTTTAAGGAAGTTCAAGGCGAATTGCCAATGAGAACTATTGATACTAAGAAATGTAAAACGTGTCAATTCAAGAGGGTATGCGATGCCTCTGGAGCCTGACCAATGTGGTAGATGCAAGAAATGGATTTGGTTTAACGTGGCTCTTGCATACCAAGAAAAAGACAAGGGAGTTATCTGTCCTGATTGTATTAAAAGGGTAATAGATCCCTTTAGAAGATCAATGGGAAAGATGCCAATATTTATCAGTCCAAGTGCTTATGGAGAGAGTGATGACTAATTTTGAAAGCTTAGAAGATTATCTAAAAGAAAGACGACGTATTGTTATGAGTGTTTGGGCAGGGACAGGAATAGGAAAAAGTTACTTTGGATTAACAGCTCCTAAACCTGTTTACTTTCTAAGCCTTGAACCTGAAGGGCCATACTGGAGTATTCAGACAGCTATGGACAATGGAACTATTACTAATGGCGATGTAAAGATAGAAGAGATTATTCGAGGTGCATTAGGAACAGAGAATGTTCCTCTGGTTAGAACTCTAGTTGATGAGGCAAAGATATATAAGTATCTCAAAGAAACGATAGAAGATGTTCTTGCTACAGGTGAAGATAATGGAACACTTGTTATCGATACTGGAACCACTTGGAATACCATCATGCAAGAAGTAGAGATGGAAGCTATTACCAGAAAAAGACAAGGACAGAATAGAGACTTGTTTCCTTTTGATTATCGATATGCTAATAAAGCTATGAAGAGTTCCATAGATGCAATAAGGAATTCTAATCTGAACTGCATTATCACTCATCATAGTTCTAATGTTTATAACGCCAAAGGTGAGAAAACATCTCGTACAGAAATCTCGGGAAACAATCAATTGCCTCAGTGGGTTGATGTTCAGATTCAGCTTAAGTATTCAGAAGAATTAAAAGAGAGATATGCAGTTGTAGAAAAATGCCGTATTAATGTGGAGAGGATTGGTGAAGAGATTGATAGTCCTACATTTGATAAGGTGATTGAAGCTATAGGGGGTTAGGAATGTTACTCCTTGACTCCAATCAAGCATCAATGGATGAAGACTTAAGAATACATTTAGAAAGAGAAACTGATGTTGTTATAACACCATTAGAAACATCTGACTTAATGTTTATAGGAAATATTAATGGAGATAAAGTACGCGTGGGTTTAGAGCTAAAGAAATCTCCCAGTGATCTCTTAGCTTCTTTACGTGATGGTAGATTAATAACTCAACTACCTAGAATGACTGAAGAATTTGATATGCCATATCTTGTTACTATCGGACAAAGCGAGAAGATAGATTTTGATAATGGCAAACTACAAGAACGATCTAGGGGTGGATGGAATGCATCTGCATTCTCATACCATTACCTTAATTCTATTTTAAATCGCTTTGAAGCTTCAGGGGGAAGAGTAAGACATGTTAGAGATACAGAACATCTTGTTGCATTAATACTCTCACTTATGCGTTTCTGGCGAAAAGAGCAACACACAGAGGAAGTATTCTATAGAAAGAGACATAAGTTTCTTGATTGGAAACTCCTCGATAATCCACTTATGGAGATGTACGAGAGAATGGGAATTGGAATTAAAAGAGCAGGTATGCTTTCTAATCTTTATCCATCTCTTGATAAACTCGTAAGTGCTGATCCAAAAGAGTTGAGAGAGTTGGAGGGCTTTGGGAAAAAAACAGTAGATAAGATTCTGGAGTTTATACAAGGATAATAAAGCCGTGAGGATTCAATTCACCCATCTGATAAATCACTCAGTCCATGTTGACACGATTTCATTGCGGATGACAAAGAGAGTATGTTTGTGTGTTACCTCTGCTCTCGTCTCCAACGTATCCGATAATCCCTTGAACTTGGTGAATGAAGTTCCAGAGGGTACGGCATATATAAAATATCAGGAGTAGGGCGGTTGAGTTTGGTTTCAACGTACATCTAAATTCACGTCTTAAAAAGTTCTCATGTTGACTTGTCCGTGAGAACGCTCAATCGAAAAGATAGTCTTCGTGTAGCTTTACTGAGACTCTCGTTCTCTACTCCTTTATAGGAAAATTATGGTAAAAGAAATAATGCAATGCAGGAATGGATGTGGCTCAAAATATCTAGACCGACAATATAATGCTCGATTCCAATCTGATGGCAAAGGATTACTGATTGCTGAATACCATTGTCGAAACTGTGAATGGAGAGCTGTGTGGGATACAAAGTCTAAACGTCTTATTATTAATAATGACGGAAAGGTAGAAATTCAATATTCCTCTGATCCAGTAACAGCAATGATTGAAGCAATGGATCAGGCAGATGAAGATGCAATAAAGGCTCAATGGGATTATCACTTTCCTACAGATATTAAGGAGGAGGATCTACATGCCGAAGCCAACGAAATATAGTCCAGTATCAGAAGCTATGCCTTCTATGTGGAAATCAAAACAGGAAGGTCGAGCAGATTTTACTAAACGTGTTTTCCCGAAATACAATCCTCATGATCTTAACATGCACCCAATTGCTACCTATGGTGCATGTTTAAACAGAAAGATATGTCGTAATCATAATACTATTCTTGGAAATGGTTACTGTATGAGATGTTGGGATAAGTTGAGTGAGAGGATGGATAATGGACAGTTACGAAAAAGATGAAGAACGTATCGCTATTGTGGAGAAATTTCCAGAATGTAATTTCTGTATTGGAGTAACACTTGGAGGAATAGAAGTTCCAACTAAAGCATTCTTTGATGGTAAACAGAAAGCTAATGACATGTGGGGATTCTTCTGTAAAGCATGTTGGGAAGAGTTAGGAATAGGAGAGTTGGGAACAGGTAAAGGTCAAAGGTTAATTGTGAGAGAGGAATATAAATGAATGTAGAAGAAGCTCAGACTTGGCTTGGAGAGAGAGGTGTATATAAAGAAGAGAAAGATATTAAGGTTATAGGAAGGTGGGCATTCGTTCTCTGGAGAGATTACAACGAAGTTCAATGTTATGACCTTGATCCATCTAATCTCTATGCTGAAGCATGGGATGAAATATCTTATGAGGACAGTCCCTTTATTCTAAACAATGCAAAGAGAACTATTAAGAAGTTAGAAGAAATAGATAGAGAGTATGAGAAGTATCTAAAGGAGATATCGGTTTAATGGCATATGTAATAACACCAGAAGGAGTTCAGACAGAAGTAGCGCCTAAGAATGGTTCTACATTTACCTTAGAAGAATGCCAGGGATTTGTTGGAGGATTTATTGAGAATGTTCCTCTACCTAATAAACCTATAGGGTTCGATGTCATGCTTTGCGATGAGGAATACCTTATTAAGAAAATGGACGGTCAAGAAATACATATCAATATGTATGCAAGCATTCTAGCTCACCAAGAGATTTATGGAAATGTCTTCACCTGCAACGCTACACCAGAAGGAGAATACATTGAGTAAATTTATTCCAGAATGGGTTAAGGGTGTGGTTAGTAAAGAAGAAGATTGTGATGTTTGTGGAATGATTCATCTTGATGATGTTGAATGTGATACAGAAGATATTCTTTTCTTACGACAGGGAAAGAATAGATTAGACATTCAAGAAGGCAGAGAAAGATTTGACGAGATACAAGACAAGATTACTCAGGCCACAAGAGTTGTTAATTGGACTGAGGGAATGCCATTCAAATCTCTTGTTCGTGATGCCTATGAGATCGCTAAAAAGAAAGGTTGGTGGGATCAGGAAAGAGATATTCCACATTGTCTAGCGTTAATTCATTCAGAAGTTTCTGAAGCACTAGAGGAATATAGAGAGTATGGAATTGGTGGACTTGGAAAAAACACAGGACGTAGATATGTTCAGATAGGACGAAAGCCAGAAGGTTTTGCCCATGAACTTGCAGACATAATTATTCGAGTGGCTGATTTAGCAGGTCATCTTAATGTTGACTTGAGTCGAGCTGTAAAAGAAAAAATGGATTATAACGCTACAAGAGAGTATCGACATGGAAATAAGAAGGCATAAGTGGGATAGGTCACGAATTGATTGGAAGACGACTTCAGCAAAATTAGTAAAACCTATTAGCGAAATATGCCCTAGATGTAAAGGGGCTACACGATTAGAAGAATATCTTTATTGTCCATATTGTGGATGGTATGACTATGATATTCAGGAAGTTCGTTCTGAAATAAAACGTGATGATGCGATGAAAGGAAATGTACATTTTGTTAAATATGGAGGTGATATCACTAATTTTAAATTACTTACACTTAAAGTTGTTATAAGAAAAAGTCGTGGAGACAAACCTACAAGTGCAATTCCTCTTATTGAACCAGAGTGTCCATTCTGTGGAATTGTGATGAAATCTAAAAATGTTTCATACAGAAAAGCAACATTGACTCATATAAGAAATGGAATAAAATTTACCCTTTTCGTGTGTATCAATGAACACAGACTAGAACTACATTTAGGAGAAGAGAAGTTTATATGGATATAAAAGATATTATTGAAAACGAAATGCCTGATGCTCTTGAAATTGCAGAGCTGATTATAGAGAGATTGAAAATTAATAAATATAAGAATGAGTTAGAGGATAGACGAAAGTCTATTGATAAGATTATTACTCAGTTCTGCAAAGATAATGATTTAGATGAAATAACATCTGATACGTTTAAAGCAGAGATTATTGAACGGAGAGGTTCTGCTCGATGGAATAAAGATGTACTTGAAAAAATACTTACTCCATTCCAGATAGAAGAGGCATATTCTATTGGTAAATCAACCAGGTATTTAAAGGTTTCAGAAAAGCGTGGATGAGATAGATTTCCGAATGGCTATAATTAATGGGCATCGTAATGGTATTGCCACAAATGAAATAGCTAGAATAACAGGCTATGCCAGAAGTACCTGTCAAAGGTGGGTGAATAGGTATAAGAATAAAGAGATTAGGTTCAGACATATCCCTGAACATCCTCATCATTTTATTATTGATTCACCCAATGGGCCAATCAGTAGGGGTGTCTGTAAGATATGCCTAGAAGTTAAGAGTCATTATAACTCTGCAACTATTTGGGATAAGAAAACTACGAAAGAACGTCAGCAGTTTAGATTTAATTCAGCACTTTAGATAACAGCTATCTGCGCTATCCAGAAAGTTATAGCATCTATATTTTGAGCAGATGTTCCTGATGCTTGATATTGAGTAACCTGTATTTCATAATAATCAGCTGCGGCAGCCTGATCAACAAATGTAGCACTTACTCCATCTAGGTGTGCATCACCTAAGCCAGCTCTATTCCCAGCACCAGTAATAGATGATCCGTTTTTCCAGAAAGACATTGCCAGAAGACCTGTTTGAGCACCTATGTTGTCACAGTTACCACCAATTATGTATATCCCTGCTTTCGCAGTTGTTAGTCGAGAATTGTTTGTGGAATTATCGTGATAAGTTCCTGTGTCAAATCTTTCAGCTCCAAAAGCAACTACCGCTGCAACTGAGTGAGCAAAACTTTGATTTGCTCCTTGATAAACTCTAGCCGCCGTACCTAAAACATCTGTACGAAGATTGTTATATTGAGTTGCGAGAACTGTATCCCCTGCGCTAACTGCTGAACTCGATGCCATTATTTCTTCCTCGAAATTGCTGTGTATACAATAATATTAGGCACGAATATATCATGCCATTCATCTATATCACCATGTTTTTCATGACAACGAATTTGAGCTTGTCCATCAGAAGAGGTGAGAACCATATGAAACTCTCTGGCAGTTAAAATGGTCTCACCATCTACATCAATGTCTAGCCCGATATCAGGATTAAAGTAAACCTCAATCCTACTTCCTTTAGCTATCTTTTGCGCTATCGTCAGTTGGGAAGATGTCTGGCTTGTGACCATTTGCTTGCTCCGCAAGTTGAGACTTGAGTTGTGCTATTTGTTTTGCATCAACGATATTCTGAAACTGAGACTGCGCTAGTGGATTAATCCGCCATAGCTGATTAAGGTCATCCATAGTAATCTCTATATTCTGTTCTTCTGGTGCGGTTGCCTGTTCTGAAGTCATCTCTCTCCTCTTATAACTTTGATTAGATGCCATGCATCTAACATGATTTGGCGTTGTTCCTCTCCAGACATACGCCGTTTATCCACCGTTCCACGACACGTTCTTATTAACCGCCAAAGGGCTACAAGAATTCGTGGACTCATCTACCACCTCACAGTTATCACTACACCTATTGAGGATGCAATGATTACTCCCATGATACTAAAGAGTAGCCCTTTCATCCAGTTCTGTCCTTCTTCTAGGCGAGTAAGGCGCGTATGAATATGACTGAGATCATTGTCTTTCATTAGACGAATGTTCTGCTCTATCCTATCCAGACGCACAACCACCCGATCCTGAATCTCTCGCATAGACATATCTGCCATCTACTCGCCTTCTAATAACTTCATTCCTAATGCAATTATTCCACCAGTGCATCCAGTAGCTACAGCAACCATTTCTCCATCACCGTCTTTAAGTAAAGCGATAATGCTAACCAGAGATAAAGCTGTAATAGCTAATAGAACTTGAGGGCGTATCTTTCCTAACCAAGGCATCTTATAAACTCGCACTACTTACAGTTCCATCCCAAGCCTTTGCAGTTGCCAAGAATGTTGCTACTGCATCACTATCCATAGCTGTAACAAGTGCAAGTCTTTTGCTCTTTCCACCTGCCGTGAAATCTGCTCCACTACTCTCACTCTGCCATGATCTTACAGTGTTAAGCGCACTGTTGATAATCGACCTTGCCCCATCTAAGGCTTCAAGTGTTGCCTCATTACTTTTCGCATCAGCCATCTCTGACCTCCTTATGCTTTCGGATACTTATCTTTTACTGCTTTAATTGCATCTTTGAACGTAGTCGTGCTATTCACCTGATCGTGGTAAATCATATCCAACTGGTCACTAATAGAGGGATAGCCGTCTGCCTTATCTACCCTCTTACGAGCATAATCCTTTCCATCAAACGCAGCTTGCATAGCAGCTAGCTGTGTCGTTAGGTAAGATTCAGTTGGCTTAGTATATGACTTACCATCATGGGTAGTCAGCATTACCAAGTTTGCGTAGACCTGTTCTTTATTACCAAAACCAAACCACTGGTTTTCATGGTCACGAGTCATAACATCCTGAATATGGTTCGGCCTTCCTGTTAGATAATCAACCATCATGTACTCCCAATATGCATAAATGTAAAGTAGGTTCTACCCGCATCAGCATCACCCAACCAACTGACAGTAGCACCTGC